GACCCTGTCGTGCAGATGCAGCAGCAAGAACTCCAGATCAAAGCCAAAGAGGTGGACATCAAGGAGAAGAAGGTGCAGATCGATGCGGCCGCTCGTGCAGACGAGCTGGAGCTGAAGAAGCAGGCACTGGCAGGCAAGATGGAGCTGGACGGCTTCAAGGCTGGCCAGCAGGCTCAGCAGGCAGAGAAGAAACTGCAGGCTGACCAAGAACGCGAAGGTGTCCGCATGGGCATTGACATCGCCAAGAGCAAGCAGCAGTCCGCTGCCCAAAACCAAAGGAAAGGCCCCCGTAACCAATGATCTCCGAATTCGCACGCGTATTGCGCGAAAAATTACGCACCGACATGAACAACTACGCCGATGACTTGGCGGGTGGGGCATGCCGCTCTTTCGACGATTACCAAAAACTCTGTGGTGTGATTCAAGGCCTAGCTACCGCAGAGCGTCACCTCCTCGACCTTGTAGAGAAAGTAGAGCAATCAGATGAGTGAAATCATTCTGCCTCCGGGCATTACACTGCCCAAACACATCCAACCGATCGACGCCCCCGAGGCCGATGCGGACAACGAAACCAAAGCGTCAGCGCTGCCTATCCCGACCGGATACAAGCTGCTGTGCGTCGTGCCCGAGGTCGATGAAAAGATCGCCGGTACGAGCCTCGACCTCGTTCGAGATGCTGCGACCATGCGAGCGGAAGAACATGCCACCACGGTGCTGTTCGTGCTGCGGGTCGGACCAGACGCGTACAAAGACCCTGCCAAGTTCCCGTCGGGCGCATGGTGCAAAGAGGGTGATTTTGTGCTCGTGCGCACCTACACAGGTACGCGTTTTAAGGTGTTTGGTAAGGAGTTCAGGGTTCTGAACGACGACCAAATTGAGTGTGTTGTGCAAGACCCACGCGGCTATACCCGCGCATAAGGAGCAGAAATGAGTGAATACAAATTCCCAGACGAACTGGACGACGACAAAAACGTCGATCTGGAAGTCTCAACTGACGGCGATGTCGAGATTGAGATCGTCGACGACACCCCTGAGAAAGACCGGGGCCGCAAACCCTTGGACCGTGACGTGGCTGACCCCACGGACGACGAGATCGAGAGCTACTCCGACGGCGTCAAAAAGCGCATCAAGGAGCTGACTCACGCACGTCACGACGAGCGCCGGGCCAAAGAAGCACTGCTGCGCGAGAAGCAAGAGCTGGAGCGCCTCGCCCAACACATGGTGTCGGAGAACAACCGACTCAAGCAGTACGTCAACTCGGGCACGGAGCAGTACGCTGCATCCCAGCTGTCACTGGCCGAGACTGAGGTGGAGAAAGCCAAGCGTCAGCTCAAGGAAGCGACAGAGGCATTTGACACGGACGGCGTTGTCGCGGCACAAGATGCCCTGATGGATGCCAAGATCAAGTTCCAAGCTGCAAAAAATTTCCGCCACACCCCTTTACAGGTGGAGGAAACTGATGTACAAACTCAGCAAACGCAAGTATCACGTCAAGAACTGGACGACAAGACTGTTCGCTGGCAGGCAAAAAACCAGTGGTTCGGTTCGGCGGGATACGAGGAAGTCACCAGCTTTGCACTAGGGCTGCACCAAAAACTAGTCAACTCCGGGGTTGATCCCCGCTCTGACGAATACTTCGAGCGCATTGATGCTCGCATGAAGTCCACGTTCCCCGAAGTTTTCGGTGGTTCTGACGACAAGCCAAAATCCGGCGACAGCTCCAAGCGACCTACCTCGGTTGTGGCTCCGGCGACTCGTTCGACTGGTGCACGCAAAGTCCAGTTGACTCCCACGCAGGTTGCGTTGGCGAAAAAATATGGATTAACCCCGCAGCAATACGCTGCTGAAGTAGCAAAACTGGAGAAATCGAATGGCTGAAACAATTAACCGGAACCCTCGTGCTCTTGAGGCACGCGACAAAACGACTCGTTATGTGTATACACCTGCGAGTGCACTGCCTGATCCAACCCCTGAACCCGGTATGGTGTATCGCTGGATTGCGACTCACGTACTTGGCGAAGCACAAAACACGAACGTGTCTACCAAGATGCGTGAAGGTTGGGAACCGGTCAAAGCAGTCGACCATCCCGAGCTTATGCTTGAGGGTAATGCGAAAACTGGCAACGTCGAACTCGGCGGTCTCATGCTCTGCAAGATGCCCCGTGAACGTGCGCAAGCCCGTGATGAGTATTACGCCAAACAAGCGCAAGCCCAGATGGAATCTGTTGATAACAGCTTCATGCGAAACAATGACTCGCGGATGCCACTGTTTGCGGAACGTAAGTCCACAACCAGTCGCGGAAGCGGTTTTGGTTCTGGTTCAAAGTAACAAGGAGTCCTTAAATGGCAACTACAGCTTCTCCCTACGGTCTGAAACCCGTAAACCGTATCGACGGCATGGCATATGCTGGCGCTACTTCTCAGTTTCTGATCGACCCCGCTGGCGAAGCGACTAACCTGTTTTACGGTCAAGTCGTTATCATCGGTGCCGACGGTTACATTGCTCTGTCAACAGCCACTGGCGCTGACTTGACTACCAACAACCTTGGTGGTTCTGGTCTGGGTGCTATCGGCGTGTTCGTCGGTTGCTCTTACATCAACGCTCAAGGCCAGCAAATCTACGGTCAGTACTACCCCTCCGGCACAACCGGCGTGGTGACTGCATACGTGGTGACTGACGACAGCGTGACTTTCCAAGCTCAACTGGACGGCGCTGCTGACCAGTCCGATCTCGGTGCAAACACTTTCTTCGCCGCCGTTCAGAGCACCAGCACTGGTTCTACCCAGACTGGCAACTCGACCAGCGCGTTGGAGTCCACCACTCAGACCGCCGCTGCCGCGTTCAAAATCATCGGCTTTGCATCCCCTGTGACTGACGCTTACCCAGACGTTCTGGTGAAGTTCAATCCGGGCGCACACGTCTTCTCTAACGCCACCGGCATCTAAGGAGTAACTCACCATGGCTATTTCACGCGCACAACTGCTCAAAGAGCTGCTCCCCGGTCTGAACGCCTTGTTCGGTTTGGAATACGCACGCTACGGCGAGCAACACAAAGAAATCTACGAAACAGAGAAATCTGAGCGTAGCTTCGAAGAAGAAACCAAGCTGTCCGGTTTTGGCGCTGCTCCTGTCAAGAACGAAGGCTCCGCCATCGCTTATGACAACGCGCAGGAAGCCTTCACTGCACGCTACACCCACGAAACCATCGCTTTGGGCTTCTCCATCACTGAAGAAGCTGTGGAAGACAACCTGTACGACAGTCTGTCTGCCCGCTACACCAAGGCTCTGGCTCGCGGTATGGCTTACACCAAGCAAGTTAAAGCTGCTTCGGTGTTGAACACTGGCTTTGCTGGCACCGCTCTGGGCGGCGACGGCGTGTCTTTGTTCGGTAACAACTCCAGCGGCACTCGCGTTGGTCATCCTTTGGTTGGCGGTGGTGTGAACTACAACAGCCCAACCACTGGCGTTGACTTGAACGAGACATCGTTGGAAAACGCTACCATCCAGATCGCTGCTTGGACTGATGAACGTGGTCTGTTGATCGCTGCCAAACCAGTCAAGTTGATTATCCCTCCATCACTGATGTTCGTTGCCAAGCGCTTGCTGGACACCGAACTGCGTGTTGGCACTGCTGACAACGACATCAACGCGTTGAAGCAGATGGGCACGATCTCTGGTGGTTACACCGTCAACAACTTCTTGACCGACAACAACGCTTGGTTCCTGACCACAGACGTTCCAAACGGCCTGAAGCACTTCGAGCGTACTGCTCTGTCCACTTCCATGGATGGAGACTTCGACACCGGCAACGTCCGTTACAAGGCTCGTGAGCGTTATTCCTTTGGCTGGTCTGACCCATTGGGTATGTGGGGCTCTTCGGGTTCGTCCTGATAGCTTTTCCGTGCGGTCGCTTGGCTCACAGCCAAGAAGGACGGCGGTTTTGAAAAGGGGCCTTGTGCCCCTTTTTCTTTTGGTGTATATTGCCCCAACTCCCGGACTTTCCGGTGTATCTGACGGCTCCGGGCCGACGTCATGCAGACAGATACGCCTTAACCGCATGAGGAAAAAATCATGGCAAGCACTACCTTCTCCGGCCCAGTCACATCGACAAACGGCTTCATTGGCACTGTTACCGGCGCTGTTACGGGCAACGTCATCGGCAACGTCACGGGCACTGTTACAGGCAACGTGGCTGCCACAGCCGGATATATTCAGCTCCGCACAGCCACCAGCGCACAAATTGCCGCCATTGCCAACGCCGTGAACACCACAGGCAAGGCCGCTGGCACGATTGTTTTTGACACCACTCTGGGCACCCTGAAGATCGCTACCGGCGCTTTGGCTGCCAGCACTTGGGTTAACGCTGACGGCACTACTGCTGTTACTCCTTCCTAATCAACCCAAGGGGGCCGAAGCCCCTGTTTTAAAGGAGATTGATTATGACGATGCAGACAGACGTCCTAGCTGGCACGCTCATTGAGAGCGGGTTCATCTACAAGCAACGCACACGCGTCAAAGGCGTGTCGGTCAAGGGTGACGGCGCAACCGCTGGCGTTTTGAACATTTTTGACACATTAACGGCTCCCGTTTCGGCAACTTACGCCCGGACCGGAGATTTGGTCACGGTCACAAAGAACGCGCACGGTCTGCAGACCGGTGACACGGTCGGCTTGGCGTTTGCTGCGGCTTCTGGAACCGCTGCCACGAACGGCAACTACACCGTGACCAAGCTGACAGACAACACCTTCACGGTGACGGACCTCAACTCGGGGACGGTTGCAGCCCTAACTGCCTGTAGCTACGCTTCGCGCTGGATCATGACGTTCCGAATTGACGCCGGAGACGCGTACACCAACTACTGGCTCCTTCCGGGGCAAGGCATTTTGGCGCGGAACGGCATCTACCTGCAAATCACCGACCTGAACGCTGCTTCGGTGTTCTATGGCTAAGACCCCAGCATGGACGCGCAAAGAAGGCAAGTCCGAGAAGGGCGGCTTGAACGCGAAAGGGCGGGCGTCTTACAACAAGGCGAACCCCGGCAAGCCCGGCCTGAAGGCTCCCCAGCCCGAGGGCGGCAAACGCCGCGACTCTTTCTGCGCCCGCATGGAAGGCATGAAGAAGAAGCTGACCGGCGAGAAGGCCAAGAAAGACCCGGACAGCCGTATCAACAAAAGCCTGCGGGCTTGGAAGTGCTGACATGGAGATGATGTTATGGAACGCGGCACTGAGTGCGATCGTAGCGATCATGGGCTTCTTGCTTAAAGGCAAGTTTGACGAGCTGGATCGGCTCAGCATTTTGCTGAACCGCACCCGGGAAGAAGTTGCGCGTGACCACATCACGCGGGCCGAGTTCCGTGCGGACATGCAGCAGTTGCTGGACCGGTTCGACCGGCTTGAGCGCAAGATCGACAACCTGCGTGGCAGCCATGCCGTCCAGCAGTAAGAAACAAGCCGACTTCATGCGTGCGGTAGCGCACAGCCCGAAGTTTGCAAAGAAAGTAGGCGTCCCACAGTCCGTGGGCAAAGATTTTTCAACTGCGGACAAAAGCCGCAAATTCAAAGAAGGTGGCGATATGGCAACGAAAATGAACCCGGCTTTTAAAGCAATGATTGAGAAGAACAAGGCAGGCGCTAAGCCTGCAGCCAAGGGCAAGATGATGGAGCCAAAAGGCAAGCCGTTTGCCAAGGGCGGTGGCATCGAGACCAAGGGTAAGACCAAGGGCAAGATGATTACCATGAAGTCCGGCGGCAAGACCTGCTAAGCCATGATGGCCAGTCGCGGCATGGGGGACATCGCCCCCTCCAAAATGCCCAAAGGCGTGCGTAAGGCCCGCCGGGATGACACCGACTTCACGCAGTACGCTGAAGGCGGCAAAGTCAATGCGGCTGGCAATTACACCAAGCCCAGTCTGCGCAAGCGGATTGTGAGCCAAGTCAAGGCGGCCGCAACGCAGGGCACAGGGGCAGGCCAGTGGTCAGCCCGCAAAGCCCAGCTCGTGGCTAAGAAGTACAAAGCAGCCGGAGGTGGCTATCGTGACTGAGAGCAACAAAGAGTTTGACTTTAAAAAAGACGCAGATGATGCGTGGTCGCAGTTGAGTGCGTTGAATGACAAAGTAGACGAAGCCATGCTGTCCGGCGACAGGGACGCAATGAAGGCTGCAACTGCCGAGCGCGAGGCCGCACGTAATACCCTTCGCCCTCGAATAAAAGCAGGTCAGGACAAAGGATACACTCCTGAGGGGCTGCCACGAACATACAAAAAAGGCGGTGTTGTGTCGGCCTCAAAACGCGCCGATGGCATTGCCCAGCGCGGTAGAACTCGGGGCCAGATGCGATGAAACTCGTGCTGTCAAACGGAGATACCCGCGAAATTCCGGTCGGCGGTGCGCTGATGGGTTTTCGCGTTGAGCAGGTCGTGTTCACTTCAGATGACGTGTATAAGTTGCTGAAGATGGAGGACGAGCAGCTTCGTTTTTGGCTATCCGCACTAACCCACAGGTTTGATCCAAAATAATGAAGGCTCCCCAGCAATCCCTCAAAGATTGGACCGACCAGAAGTGGCGGACCAAGAGCGGCAAGCCGTCTTCAAAAACAGGCGAGCGCTATTTGCCGGAGAAGGCGATAAAATCGCTGTCATCGGCCGAGTACGCTGCGACAACCAAAGCCAAGCGTGCTGGTAAGGCGGCGGGCAAACAGTTTGTGGCTCAGCCCAAGACCATCGCAAAGAAAACAGCAGGGTTCAGATAATGGCAACATCCGGCGTCTCCAATTTCAACCTTGACTTGACGGAAGTCGTCGAGGAGGCGTTCGAGCGCGTGGGCGGTGAGATGCGTACGGGCTACGACCTGCGCACCGCCCGTCGGTCGATGAACTTGATGTTTGCCGATTGGGCCAACCGTGGCCTGAACATGTTCACCTACGAGCAGGGCTCCATCCCGCTGGTAGCAGGCACGGCCACATACGAGCTTCCGGCCGACACGGTGGACTTGCTTGAGCACGTCATTCGCACGGGCGCAGGCAGCGCTTCGACACAGGCCGACCTGACCATCACACGGATCAGTGTTTCTACTTACGCCACAATCCCCAACAAGCTGCAGCAGGCCCGGCCCATTCAGGTCTGGATTGAGCGCTTGAACACCCCTCGGTTCACCGTGTGGCCTGTGCCAGACAACACCCAGCCCTACACCTTTGTGTATTGGCGGCTGCGCCGCATCCAGAATGCTGGCGAGGGTGTGAACACGATGGACATGCCGTTCCGATTCTTGCCCTGCATGGTGGCGGGCTTGGCCTACTACTTGGCGCTGAAGGTGCCCGGTGGCACAGAGCGTTTGCAGGTGCTCAAGGCCCAATACGACGAAGCGTGGGACCTTGCCTCCACGGAAGACCGCGAGAAGGCGGCTGTGCGCTTTGTGCCACGCCGTCAGTACCTCGGGAGCGGGACATGACTCAGAAAAAGGTTAAAAAGTTTTCTGGCGCTGAAGGAAGCTTTGTTCTACCGGCACAGGTACGCACTTTTGTGGATACCGTGGCGGGCAAACGCGATCCCATCACTGAAAAAAACTTCAGCAAACACGAGCTGCAGCAAATGCGTGATGCAATTGCACGCTCTCGTGCGCGGCAGTCGGGGTTTATAGAGCACGAAAAAAACAAAGGCCGAGAAGCATATTATGACGAGACCGTGGACTACAAGGACTACGGAGATGACCGCAAACGCCAACAACACACCACAAGAGACTACAGCCCCCTGCCCTCTGACGCTGCAAGAAACACGCTTGGTCGTTTCAGATATGCAAAAACACCTGAAGGTCGTTTGATTGCCACCGACAGCTACGACTTCAAAGACGATCTTGTAGATAAAAATCCAAACATCCCACGTTCAAAAGATTACGAAAAACTCGGCACACTGGAAAAAATAGGCAAGCTGGCCGCAGATACGTTTGCGTCTGACAAAGGCGGGCTTAGCACATTGCCTAGCCGCGCAGGCAGCGCTTTTGTGGGAGCGGCAAGTCGGCCTGTACGTCTTGATCTTGGTGAGGCTCCTTTTAAAAAGGGGGGCGCAGTCAAAGCCAGCACAACCCGCACAAGCGGTTCAAAGCGTGGAGATGGTATTGCCTCCAAAGGTTTCACCAAAGGGCGGGTGCGGTAATGGGCAATCGCTTCGCCAGTGCCAAGAACTCGATCGCCCAGTGCGACCGTTGTGGTTTCCGCTTCAAGCTCACAGAGCTGCGCAAGGAAATTATTAAAACAAAACAGGTTAACATTCTTGTATGTGACTCCTGTTTTGATCCCGATCAGCCGCAGCTCCAGCTGGGCATGTACCCTGTGGACGACCCTCAAGCGGTGCGCAACCCGCGCCGGGACACCACATACGTCACAGCCGGACCCAACGTGGCCGGATACCTGACCGGCGGTAGCCGCGACATCCAGTGGGGTTGGAACCCTGTTGGCGGAGCCCGGTTCTTTGAAGACGAGCTAACCCCGAATTACTTGGTGTTGACTACAGCAGTCGGCCAAGTGACAATCTCAACATCCTAAAGGAGTTCATCATGGACGCAAAGAAAGCAGTGCGCAAGCACGAAGCAAATATGCACCCCGGCCAAAAGCCCACCAAGCTGCGTGCTGGTGGCAAGACCAACAGCGACATGCTGAAGATGGGTCGTGGTCTGGCCAAGGTCGCCAACCAAAAAGCCAAGGGGTAATCATGGCCACATACCGCTCCCCCAAGCCTGCTGCTACGCAGGCCGTTTTGCCTGACACGGACAACAAGAAGTACATGCGCGACATGAACGTCTCTGTTGGCACCAACCACAGCAACGACTACAAGCCAACCAAGACCTCGGGCATCAAAATCCGTGGTACTGGCTGCGCCACCAAAGGCGTGATGGCTCGCGGCCCCATGGCGTGAGGTGACGGATGAACTACACCCAGTTGACCGCTGCCATCTGCGATTACACGCAGAACTTCGACCAAGACTTTGTTGACAACATCCCGGTGTTTGTGCAGCAGGCCGAGCAGCGCATTTTCAACACGGTGCAGTTCCCCTCAATTCGCAAGAACGTGACGGGCCTGACCACGGCAAACAACAAGTACCTGTCTGCTCCGGCCGACTTCTTGGCCGTGTATTCGCTGGCTGTTGTTGATGCCACTGGCGCGTACGAGTACCTGCTCAACAAGGATGTGAACTTCATCCGGCAGGCATACCCCACGCCAACATCGACTGGCTTGCCGAAGTACTACGCGCTGTTTGGCCCAACCACCACAAACGACCCGTCGCCAGTCATCACAAATGAGTTGTCGATTATTCTTGGGCCAACGCCTGCTGCGGCGTACACCGCCGAGCTGCACTATTACTACTACCCTGAGTCGATCAGCGTAGCTGCATCTGGCCAGACATGGCTGGGCGACAACTTCGACTCTGTGCTGCTGTATGGCGCTCTGGTGGAAGCGAACACCTTTATGAAAGGTGAGGCGGACATGACAGCCATGTACAACACCAAGTACACCGAAGCGCTTGCACTGGCAAAACGTCTGGGCGATGGTATGGAGCGTCAGGACGCCTACCGCTCTGGGCAATACCGACAGGCGGTGACTTGATATGGCGTTTGACCAAACCCTCACCACGAGCTTCAAGCAGGACATCCTGTTGGGCGTGCATGACCTCGACACCGACACCATCAAGATGGCGCTGTTCTTGGCTACGGCCGACTTAGGCGCAGCCACCACGGTGTACACAACAACGGGCGAGACGTCCGGCACAGGCTACACGGCTGGCGGCAAGACGCTGACCGGCGTGACGGTTTTGACTGCGGACACAACAGCCTACGTGGATTTTGCCGACCCATCATGGGACCCCGCTTCGTTTACCGCTCGCGGAGCCCTCATTTACAATGCCAGCAAGAGCAACAAGGCTATTGCGGTGTTGGACTTTGGGTCGGATAAAACGACGACCACAACTTTCACGGTGCAGATGCCCGCCAACACAGCGACCAGTGCGCTGATCCGTATTTCCTAAAGGAGTTTGAGATGTTCAATGAAAAAGCGCATTCTGGCGACGCCGCATCCGCAGGCTTGGTTGCAAAGACAGGTTTCTCCACAGCTGCCCAAGGTGGCGGTGTGTACCACGTTCAGTGCCTTGACAAAGACGGCAACCTGAAGTGGGAGGGCAGCATGCACAACCTCGTGGTCAACGAGGGTTTGCAAAACATGAACACCCAGTACTTCAAGGGCTCCACCTACACGGCGGCGTTCTATTTGGGTCTGGTAACCGGCCCCGGCTCCGGCACCACATACGCTGCAGCTGACACACTGGCTTCGCACGCAGGCTGGACCGAGTACACCGACTACTCCGGTTCACGCAAGGCTGTGACTTTTGGCACCGCGACCACGGCCGATCCATCGGTTATCAGCAATAGCGCCTCTCCCTCTTCTTTCACCATCTCTGGCGCTGGTGGTGTGGTAGCTGGCGCGTTCCTGTGCACAGTGGCCAGCGGCACTTCCGGTGTGTTGTTCTCTGAAGCAGACTTCCAGTCTCCCGGTGATCGCACTGTGGTGTCTGGCGACACACTGAACGTGACCTACACCTTCAGCCTCGACGCAGCCTGATAGGACTCCCCAGTGCTCGGGTTCGCACCACTTGCTGCGGCCCCACTGGGGGCTACAGGCGAAGCAGGGATTTCCTATGACGTAAGTGTCGAGGAGTCCGCTGCAGCTTCGCAGTTTGTTGCTGCGCTGGTTAACTTTATCAGCTCGCAGTCGGAGGCTTCTACGGCTTCTGACGTTGTGGCCGTCTCTGCGTCCACGTTTAGCGCGGCTGCCTCCGAGTCAGCCACTGCGAGTTCCACGGAATCCGCCCTTGCCGTGTTCCCTGCAGCGTATGCCGACACCGTTACCGCTTCAGAGACAAACTCGGCGCTGGCGGTGTGGCCAGTTTCGTACGCAGATTCGGCGTCCGGCTCGGGTACGTTTGCTGCGGTGGCAACATTTGAAGTCAGCACGCCTGAGACTGCCGCAATTTCTGACTTGTTCTTCGGCGGACTTGAATATTCGGTGTTTGTTTCCGATACCGCTACCGCTTCGGACGCTGCCGCTGCCTTTGCGGGCTTTTTTGCAAGCGTTGCCGATACCTCTGCAGGTTTAGACACTCCGAGTTCGCAGGCTGGTTTTGCTGTCCAGACGACAAACGCAGCGGCAATTGCTGACAGTACGCTGGTGGCCCCATCCACTTTTAGCGCCCGGGTCAACGAGACCGCAAACGCCATTGACGTATTCTTGGCAAGTGCGGTGTTTTTCGTTACCATCACAGACAGCGCTACAGCGGCCGATGCGTTTGTTGGTCGCCTTCTTTGGGAAGTCATCAACGACTCACAGACGGTCAACTGGGGTGGGGTAAACAGCAGCCAGTCCACGGCTTGGGGTGTCATTGACGACAGCCAAAGCACATCTTGGCACACAGTGCAAACACAGACATAAGAGGCACAGATGGCCATCGTTTTAAAAGACCGGGTAAAAGTTTCTGCTATGACTACAGGCACGGGCACGTTTACGCTCGGCTCCGCCGCCAACGGCTACCAGAATTTCGCAGCTATCGGCAACGGTAGCGAGACCTACTACACCATTGCATCGCAGTCTGGTGCAGAGTGGGAAGTCGGCAAGGGCACAGTGACCGACACTGCTGGCACGTTTACTTTGTCCCGCGACACAGTGCTTGAGTCCAGTAACGCTGGCAGCTTGGTCAACTTCTCGGCGGGTACCAAAGATGTGTTCGTCACGTACCCCGCTGAGCGGGCCGTGTATCTGGACGCTGCAGGTTCTGCTGTGGCCGTTCTGGACATCGGCACGCTTGGCGTCAGCACCGCCAACATCACGACAGCAAACATCACTGCGGGTACGGTGACAACCACTCCGGCATCGGGGAATGATCTGGTCAACAAGACGTATGTTGACACGCTTGCGGCATCCGGTATCCATTTTCACCAGCCAGTGCGGGTTGAGTCCACCATCAACCTGAACGCCACGTACAGCAACGGCACTGCCGGGGTCGGGGCGACCCTGACAAATGCAGGAACACAGGTCGCGTTGGTTGTTGACGGCGTAACTGTAAGTGTGGCAGACCGTGTTTTGGTCTACGAACAAACCAACCAGACGCAAAACGGCATCTACGTTGTCACAGATACCGGGTCGGTCTCCACCAACTGGATTTTGACCCGTTCGTCCGATGCAAACACGTATGTTATCGCCAGTGCAAACGGATTGGGCGAAGGCTCCACTGTTTTTGTGCAACAGGGCACAACAGGTGCTGGCGAGACATACGTCTGCAATACTCCGGGCACAATTACCTTCGGTACAACGAACATCACGTTCGCCCAAATTTCTTCTGCGCAGATTTACAGCGCCGGAACGGGGCTCACGCTCAGCGGAACGCAGTTCAGCATAACCAACACCGGCACAGCGGGCACGTACGGCTCAACCTCACAAGTCCCAGTCTTCACTACAAATGCGCAGGGGCAGGTAACGTCCGTTACGAACACAGCCATCACCATAACTTCTGCGGCCGTTTCAGGACTCGCTGCCTCGGCAACAACGGACACAACCAATGCAGCAAACATCACATCAGGAACGCTCCCTGTTGCGCGTCTTAACGGATCGTACACTGGGATTACTGGCGTCGGCACTCTTGCTGCTGGCACTTGGAATGGCAGCGTTATTGCTGCTGCTTACGGTGGCACTGGCCAGTCTTCGTACGCTGTGGGCGACTTGCTGTACGCGGATACGACAACTTCTCTGGCAAAGCTGGCGGACATAGTTTCTGGCAACGCGCTGCTGTCTGGCGGAGTGGGCACCGCTCCTGCTTGGGGCAAGATCGGCCTGACAACGCACATCAGCGGAACCTTGGCTATCGTTAACGGCGGCACGGGAGCAACGGACGCAGCAACAGCTCGGGCAAACTTGGGTGCCGGTACGGGCAACGGCTCGGTCACATCGGTAGCTGCAGGCTCTTACCTGACTGGCGGAACAATCACCACAACAGGCACGCTGGCGGTTGACGCTGCTACAGCCAACACGGCAGGCAAAGTCGTAGCGCGAGACGGCTCGGGCAACTTCAGCGCAGGCACGATCACGGCCAACTTGACCGGCACAGCATCCAATGCGACCACCGCAGCAGCGCTGTCGGCTACGACATGGCAACGTATCACCGGAAACACAATCGACTATGGTTCATACGGATCAATCGGGGTGTCTGGCACAACCAACGGTTACGCTGGAATCTCATTCTCTGGAGTGTCTGGCACGTTGATGATGTCAGCAAGCGCAACAGGTTTTTATTACAACAACAGCACTTGGCGTGTTTACTGGGACGGCTCCGGTAACCAGATCAACACTGGCAACGTGTCAGCGTATGCTTCTGACGAGCGCTTGAAACGCAACTGGCGCAAAATCCAAGACCCCGTTAAGGTTGTCCGCGAAATAGGCGGGTGGGAGTTCGATTGGGACTTAGAGGAGTGCAACAAGTGGGGATTTTTTCCGCCAGCATCCGACATTGGCGTATCAGCGCAGCAAACCCAAAAGCACGTTCCTTCCGTTGTAACCCCCGCACCTTTTGATCTTGACCCAATTGCAAACACAAGCAAGTCTGGGAAAGACTACTTGACCGTCAGGTACGAGGGGCTTGTGCCTGTGCTTTTGGCGGCTGTGGATGTTCAGGCTGGTGAGATTTCTGATATGACCGCCCGCATTGCTAAACTGGAGGCCCTCGTGGCACAATTGACAAAAGGTATCGCACCATGAGCACATATTCACCCAGTCTTCGGATTGAACTCATCACGACAGGCGATCAGGCCGGTGTGTGGGGCACAACCACGAACACCAACCTTGGCGGGCTCGTTGAGTCCGCGATTGCTGGCTACACCTCGGTGTCGATTACGACAGCCAACCAAGCGCTGACCGCGCTCAACGGCGCACCCGACGAATCACGCAATCAGACCATTGCGCTGACCACAACCACCACCGCAGCCTTTGCTGTCTACGCCCCTCCGGCCGAGAAGACATACGTCATCTACAACGCCAGCGCCTACGCAGCCACGATCTACAACTCCTCCGTCATTGGCAACACTACGGCTGCCGGTACGGGCGTTGTGGTTCCTGCTGGCAAGACTGTGACAATCTGGTCTGACGGCACCAACTTTGCGACACAGAACACGCATTTTCCCGGTACGGTAACGGCCGATACGGCCGCTCCGGGGACGAACACAGCTCAAATCGCAACCACTGCGTTTGTTCAGGCAGCTACTGGAACGCTGGGGACGATGGCGACACAGAACGCCAACAGCGTTTCAATTACTGGTGGCTCGATCACAGGGATCACTGATTTAGCTGTTGCCGACGGCGGCACTGGCGCTTCGTCGTTCACATCTGGTGGCTTACTTCGGGGTAACGGAACGTCTGCTTTGAGTGTGGCATCGGCCGCAGACATTGTGGCGCAGATAGGCAGCACAGCGGTTGCGAATGCGACGAACGCCACCACCGCAACGAACGCAACGAACGCAACGAACGCAACGAACGCAACGAACGCAACGAATGCGACCACAGCAGCCTCTTGCTCGGGCAACGCGGCAACGGTGACAACTATTACTACAACACAGGTGTTGAATGCTACGGCCGGTGCAAGCGCGGGGGCTGTTGGCACCTACGCACTTGCCATGTTGGTATCTGGTCCGAGCACCGCGGCTTTTAACTCGACTACTTCAGGCTCTAATTTGATAAACTCCGCTGCGGGGCTTGGCGGAGGCGGAAGTGCTTTGTCCGGGACATGGAGATGTATGGGCCTAGCTGCCCAAGTAGCAGACCCCACTGGTGTAACTCTCTGGCTGCGTATTTCTTGAAAGGCTGGCCGTGCAATCAAAACTGACATCCCTTAAAAACCCAGTGTGGGTTGACGCAGAGCATACGGCCATCAACTGCGAAATCACGACCAGCCAGTTTGGAGATGAAGTGCTGCCGTTTACAGCCTCTCCAAACGATGTAGAGCCGCACGGGCGAGCAATCTTTGCTGATATTGTTGTGGGAAAGTACGGCCCGATTGCCAACAGTAATAGCTAAGGGGCAGTCGTGGGAACCGTCACAGCTTACAACTTAGCCAACGTCCAAGCTGCGCTTGGCGGGGCCAATCCCATTTCTATGAGTGAGTATTACCGTGGTGGCCCTTATGTTCCGACAACGGGAACGACAACTGTCACGGAAGGACCGTTTTACCAATTTGGCGTATATGAATGGCAGGAATCTTCAGGTTATCTCTATATCTTCTGGGCTGGCACTTTGGTTTACAGCACACCTAGTTACAGCGGCGCAACAAGTATTGCAGTTGGCTCTACTACATATTTCAGGGGGGCATTTGTCACCAGTTTTTTTGGAACAAACAAATACCAAGTAAGCAGGCAATACCCATCAACAATTTCCATCAACACGGGCGTTCCTTCTTCTGGAACAATTTCAATTGCACAACTGTATGGGGCAAGAAACCCATGAGAGAATTTGCCGAGGCTTTTGTCGCGGCAGTTTTGATTGTCGGCATTGTTGTATGGATGGTCAAAGTAGTAATTGAGGTGTTGAAATGATTGCAGAAATTGCCGCCGCCAACGCTGCCTTTGCAGTCATCAAAGCCGCCCTAGCCAACGGTAAAGAGCTTCACCAGCTTGGTTCAAGGGTCTTCGACTACTTTGACAACAAGGCAGTCATCCAAGAGAAGGCCACCAAAAAGGGTGGCGGCTCCGACATGGAAGAGTTCATGGCGCTGGAGCAACTCAAGCAGCAGGAAGAGGAGCTGCGCGAGCGCATGGTCTACGCAGGCCGTCCGGGCATGTGGGATGACTGGGTCAAGTTCCAAGCCGCTGCATCCCGCCGACGCCGTGAGGCCAAGGAAGAAGCTGCCCGTGAAGCCCTGAGGCGCAAAGAACGCGCAGCAAGGCTCACCGAGCAGATCGTCTTGGGAATAGCAACCGTCATCTTGGCGGTGATGCTGATTTACGGCATCGTGTTGTATATACGGTATCTGCGATGAGCGACGAGAAGCTGAACGCCAACTCCACACTCGACAAAGTGCTCGGGTATGTGGACTCGCCGTTCAAGCTGTTTGCCATCCTCATCATGGGCGTGGTGGCCTTCTCTGGCTACTTCCTATGGCAGAACCAAGAATTCATGTTTGACGCCTACAAGGAGTCCAAGAAGCTGCCTGAGATCAACACTGGCCGCGCAGATGACGCCAGCTCGATGCTGTTTAAAAAGACTGGCGCAACCGTGGTGGCCATCTTCAAGGTCAACCCGCTGTTTGGCAGCCGGGTGCTGTACCGGGCGTACACCAAGGATGGACGGGATAAGTCCGTGGAAGACATCGACGTGGGCCTGTTCAGCCAGAATGCGTCCAACAATGCTGACATTATCAAGTTGATGACCAACGAGATTCCTTGCGGCGAGTACCGATACGCGCAGTCTGAAGTGGGCCTGTGGTACATCGAAAAGGGTGTTGGGTTTACTTGCCGCGTGAGCGTGCCGCCAGACAGCCACCGATTTGTGGGCCAGATCACCGTGGGGTGGACGCAGCAGCCTGAGAACCTTGAGCAGATAAAATTCATGCTGGAGATTGCCAGCGCTATGCTGACGAAAAGGGGAAACTGATGAATGACATTCTTGCAGGACTGCTTAAAAATGTGGCACCAATGCTGGCCACTGCTGTTACTGGCCCTCTGGGTGGCATGGCGGTCAAGGCAATCGCTGAGAAGCTGGGTGTCGAGGATACGGTTGAGGCGGTCACGCAGGCCATCCAAGCAGACCCTGAAGCGGCTGCGAAACTTGCGGAAATCGACGTGAAGAAGTTCGAGCTGCACAACGCCAATACCGCCAGCGCCCGGGACATGAACGCCAAGATTCAGGAGTCCTCCGTGGCTTCCGTGCTGGCCAAGAACGTGGCGTACATCATCGACATGATGATTGTCGGCGGGGCGCTGTTCATGACGTTCATCATCTTCTTCAAGGGCGTGCCGGATGCCAACAAGGCGCTGGCCTACACTGCGCTGGGCTCCCTGTGGACGCTGGCCGGTACGGTGCTGAACTTCCACCGTGGAAGTTCCCAAGGCTCCAAAGACAAAGCTGACGAAATTCAAAAACTCAAGGACATGAAATGATTACCGCTGAACAGCTCAAAGAACTGCACATCGACGACGACTGGTTGGAGCCTTTGAATGAGGCCTTCCAGCGGTACGAGATCAACACGCCCCTGCGGATGGCTGCTTTCATCGGCCAGTGCGCCCATGAGTCCGGCAACTTCAAGACCCTTCAAGAGAACCTGAACTACAGCGCAGAGAGCCTGTGCCGGGTTTGGCCAAGCCGATTCCCATCTCTGGAGGCTGCGCAGCCGTACCACCGCAACCCCGACAAGATCGCCAACAAGGTCTACGGCGGGCGCATGGGTAACGGCACCGAGGAGACCGGCGAGGGCAGCTTGTACAAAGGCCGTGGCCTCATCCAATTGACCGGCAAGGACAACTACACCCTGTGCGGCGATGCGCTGGGCGAGGACTTCATCCACTCTCCTGACCTGATCCTGTCCCCCAAGTACGCAGCACTGAGCGCGGCGTGGTATTGGAACAAGCGCGGCCTCAACAAAGAGGCGGACGCCAAGGACTACACTGGGATGACGAAAAAAATAAATGGTGGTGTTATTGGGTTGGATGACCGCATCAAACATATCAAGCACGCCCTAGAGGTGCTCTCTGCATGACTGGCTTCTACACGTACCTGCACGTCCGCAAGTCGGATGGTAAGGTCTTTTACATTGGCAAAGGGCGCGGCCCCCGCGCACACTCCGCGCACGGGCGTAGTGAGTATTGGAAAAGAGTTGCTGCAAAGCACGGCTTTCAAGCTGAAGTTGTAGCGCACTGGACGACGGAAGAAGAAGAAGCATTTCTGCATGAGCGCTTTTTAATCTCTTGCTTTGCAGACATGAAGGTGCCATTGGTAAACCTGACGCTTGGCGGAGAAGGTGCTTCAGGGTCCAAGCACAGCACAGAAACGCGTCAAAAAATGTCGCTGGCGCATACAGGGAAAAAACTCCCTCCAAAAAGTGCCGAGCACAGAGCCAAACTTTCAAAAGCCCAAACCGGGAAATCGCCGGGAAACAAAGGGTTGAGCCCTTCGGATGAGGTTCGCGCAAGACTTTCACTGGCCAAGATGGGGCGGAAAATTCCGCTTGAGACACGCCAAAAAATGTCTGCTGCCCACAAGGGTAGAAAGAAATCCCCAGAAACACGCGCTCGGATGTCCGCATCCAGAATCGGGAAACCAATGTCGGATGCGACAAAAGCCAAACTTTCCGCCTTGGCAAAGGCTAGGGCGGAGGCCAAAAGACGACTGATGACAAATAACCCCTCCCCTGAGATAATCGGCCTCGAAGACCGCATCAAGCACATCAACCACGCGTTGGCAGTGCTCACCTAAGAGGCCCACATGCCATTGCAAAAGCTACTGCTCCGCCCCGGGGTAAACCGAGAATCGACATCGCTGGCCAACGAAGGCACTTGGTTCGAGATGGACAAGGTGCGTTTCCGCTCGGGCTTTCCTGAGAAGATCGGCGGCTGGACAAAAGATTCCGGGACGGCCGAAGCAGCTTTGCAGCCACCAGCAGGCTCATACTGGGGCGTGGCACGCTCCTTGTGGAACTGGGTGACGCTGTCTGGCTTCAACCTGATGGGCGTTGGCACCAACCTGAAATACTACATCCAGCAGACTGCTGGCGGTGATTTCTACGACATCACACCGATTCGAGACACCAACACTATTGCCTCAAACGCCTTCACCACGGTCAACGGCTCCACGACGGTGGTGGTCAACGACGCAGGCTACAACGGGCAAACCGGCGACTTCGTGACAATCTCCGCTGTTGGTGGCGCGATCAACGGCATCCCGGCGGCAGCCTTGAACAAAGAGTTCAGGATCACATACATCAACTCCTCGACGTACAGCATCACGGTGTCGGCCCCTGCCACGTCTTCTGGAACCACTGGCGCTGCTGACTTCGCCTATCAAATCTCGACCGGCGGTGATATTTTTACAGTGGGTGTTGGCTGGGGTGCTGGCGGATGGGGTGGTGCCACCACAATCTCCGCGCTGACAACGCTTAATGGTTCTTTGAGTTCAAGCGCCACGACCATTACCGTAATCTCTACCACGGGGTTTGCTGCCTCGGGTGCGATTGGCATTGGTGGTGAGTACATCACTTACTCCGGCAAAACGGGCACCACATTCACGGGCTGTGTTCGCGGCGTGGGCAGTACTGCCATGGCGTACGCCTCTGGTACTACGGTGACCCAATACAGTGGCGCTACTGGTTGGGGCGAAGCGGCCCCTGCTGGTCTCGGTGTGGGTATTCAGCTTCGTTTGTGGAGCCAAGACAACTACGGCCAAGACCTCATCATCAACCCTCGCGGTGGTGCGCTGTACCTGTGGAAAGTCAATGCCACACCAACCATCTACGACCGGGCTGTGCTGCTGTCGTCCACGAGCCCAGCGCCCTACACAACTGACACGGATTGCCCGTCGGTGGCCAATGCCGTGGCGGTGTCCGATGCTTCGCGCTTTGTCATCGCCTTTGGCTGCAATGACTACGGATCGGCCGATCAGGACCCCCTGCTGATTCGCTGGTCTGACCAAGAAAACTACGCCCTGTGGACCCCGGATGCCACCAACCAAGCGGGCAGTTACCGCCTGAGCACCGGCTCGTCCATCGTGGCGCACCAGCAGACTCGTCAGGAAATCTTGGTCTGGACGGATGCGGCCGTGTACTCCATGCAGTACCTTGGCCCACCTTATGTCTGGGGCTTCCAGATCATGGGCGACAACACCTCGATTGCTGGCCCGAACGTCACTGCCACTGCATCCAACATCACGTACTGGATGGGTTTGGACAAGTTCTACATGTACTCCGGCCGAGTGGAGACGCTGTATTGCCCACTGCGCCAGTACATCTTTGGCGACATCAACCTGCAGCAGCAGTATCAGTTCTTTGCTGGCACCAACGAAGGCTTCAACGAAATCTGGTGGTTCTACTGCTCGGCCAATTCGACGGCGATTGACCGCTACGTGGTTTACAACCACTTGGAGAAAATCTGGTCCTACGGCAATTTGGCTCGCACCGCGTGGCTGGACACACCCCTGCGCGACTTCCCCTCGGCCGCAGGCTACGATGGCCAGCTGATCTACCACGAAGACGGTGTGAACGACGCTACGACCAACCCGCCAAGCCCGATAAGCGCGTACATCCAGTCCGCAGACGCGAACATTGGCGATGGCCACAACTACGGTTTTGTCTGGCGCATGATCCCGGACGTCACCTTTGATGGCTCGACGGTCAACAACCCGTCCGTCACCATGACGCTCAAACCTCGTCAGAACCCCGGCGCGAACTACAGCGCAGCCGCAACACCGACCGTGACCAGCACGCAGAACTACCAAGCGCAGCGCAACTACACCGTGCAGGAGTTCACCGAGATTGTTTACGTCCGGGTCCGTGGTCGCCAGATGGCGTTCCGCATCAGCTCTGACGGCTTGGGTGTGCAGTGGCAGCTGGGCGTTCCTTCGCTCGACATCCGTCCTGATGGACGCAGGTAAGCCATGGCTCAGAAAAACGTCAAAGCCCCCTTCCTGCCGGTCGCTCCGGTAGAATACAACGCGCAGTTCATTAACCAGCTGACGAGCGTTTTGAGGCTGTATTTCAACCAGCTGGATAACGCCGGACCCATGACTGCGGCAACGCAGCGAACTGGCGGCAACATTGTGGCGGCGCTGAGCTTTATCCAGCCCGACCCCGCAAACCCGAATACGTTCACGCTTAGCTTGCCAAGTCAGGCGGATTTGAGTAACCTCCGAGTGGGCGACGTCTACTATGACAGCACTGCCGGGAACGTCTTGAAAGTCAAAACATGAGCCTACAACTTGCCGCACAACATCTGGCCTCCCGTGGCCGTGGCCCAGACACCACTTTGGTCCACATGGCTCCACAAGAAGTGGCTGGCCTGCAGGCGCTTGCCAAGGCCCACGGCGGCTCCCTGACCGTCAACCCTGACACGGGTTTGGCCGAAGCTGGCTTCCTGTCGAGCATCCTGCCCATGGTGGCGGGCGCGGCTTTGGCCGCCACAGGTGTCGGCGCTCCTATGGCTGCACTGATGGTTGGCGGCGGTATGACCGTGGCCACCGGCAGCTTGCAAAAAGGTCTGATGGCAGGTCTGGGCGCATACGGCGGAGCTGGTCTGGCTGGTGGTTTGATGGGTGCGGGTGCTGCTGGTGCTGCTGGTGCTGCTGGTGCTGCTGGTGCTGCTGGTGCTGCAGGCACAGGTTTGAGTGCTCTGGACGCAGGTATGGGTCTTATGCCGACCGGAACTATTGGTGCTGCCGAGGCTGTTGGTGCAAGCGCTTTGGATGCGGGCATGGGCGTTATGCCGACAGGTAACATTGGCGCAAGCGCTTTAGACGCTGGTATGGGCGCGTACCCCAACGCCAACTTGGCTGCTGCACCGATTAACCCAACCATTCAAGCTGATCTGGCTGTTAAAAACGCAGTACCCACCCTTACAAAAGCCCCAGCAACTTTTACCGAAAACCTCTCTCAGATGGGTAGCGGAGTTCAAAACCTTGGGTCGGAGGCCGGTCGGACGGCGTTCATGGATAAAGTCGGCGGTGGGATGGGGTTAACCAAATACGGCTTGGCGGGGTTTGCCCCCGTTATGGCTGAGTCAATGAAGCCAAAAACCCTCCCCGAAAAAGAGAAGCTCAAAGCGTACGAGTACGAGTTCAGCCTCAACCCCACCGGGGCGGCTTCCGGCTACAGACCCATCGGCTCCCCTTCTGGGTACGACAGCAGCGAGATGCAGCATTTTGATCCGCGCTTTGTTCGCAAAGCTGCCGGTGGTGGCCTGATGGACATCGGCCCAATCGAAGCCATGTCGAACCGCAATCAAGCCGAGACCCTGATGGCCAACGGCGGGCAGATGTTTGCCGAAGGCGGAGAGACCAAAGCAGTCAAACCCGTCGAGCAAGACCCGTACTACACCATGACGGGCCAATCCGGTGATGTGTTTAAGTATTTGATGGGCCAAGGAAGCGCCCCTACTGCGCCTGTTCGGGCTGTACCTGTTGCCGTTGCTCCAGAACAGGCCGCTGTACAAGCTGCGCCTGCTCCAGCCAAAACAGGTTTGTCGGGCTTGTCCGGCCGCTTGTTTGCTGGACTTGGCCAAACCCCAAGTTCCGAAGACCAAGGAGCAGGCGGTTACTACGAAGACGACACCAGCGGTCGCAGGGACTATACGTTCGACCCTAATCTGGGCGGCTTTAGGGCAGCGCCTGTCCCCAAAAGGTTTGTGCCGTACGAAGCGGACACAACGACAGCAATGCCCGGACTGAGCTACGAGAACATGAACGGCGGCATGGCCAACGGCGGCATTGCATCTCTGGCCCAAGGTGGCGTAAGCCATCTGGGCGATTACTCAGACGGCGGTCGTCTTTTGAAAGGTCCCGGTGATGGCGTATCTGACTCCATTCCTGCTTCGATTGGCGACAAGCGCCCGGCGCGTCTTGCTGATGGTGAGTTCGTGGTGCCTGCTCGTATCGTTTCTGAGTTAGGCAATGGCTCGACTGAAGCTGGCGCACGCAAGCTGTACGCCATGATGGACCGGGTGCAAAGCGCACGCAAGAAGTCGATTGGCAAAAACCGTGTGGCCGTTAACAGCCGCGCAGAAAAAATGCTCCCAGCATGAACACACCAGAATTTGATCGTCTGAACAAGCACGTCCCACTGTTTGGCCAATTCCTCAAGGGGGATGCCGAGGCCGTGCAGTTTGTTGTTCGCGTCTTCCGCGCCCTGCACGTCTGGGACGATCTGATCGACAAAGATAAACCAGTAGCAGATGATGAGATTCACGCTGTGTTCTGGGACCTGCTGATCGGCTTGCCCGCCGACAAGTTCTATCAGGCGCATCTCGGGCTGCTCAGCAGCACGCTGGTCAACGCCGTGGTGAATTGGCATATTGCCAACAAGCTGGAGCGCGAAGGCAACGAGAAGGACCGCTCGATTGCATTCATCTTGCGCGGCGCGTACATCGACGTGCTGTCAGCTTCCGCCCTGATTGTGGGTGGCTTGGACTGGGCGCGAGAGATTGGCCCGGACATCCGCCGCTGGGCACACGAAGAGACCTTCGAACAATACCTGAACAACTTTGCCAAAGAATGCGAGGCACGCAATGATAATTAAGTCCAAAGCCGAAGGCTATTCCAGAGACGGTATCCGCCTGTATCCATGCGACGACGGCGGCGGCGGCGGCGGCGGTGCTCCCGCCACCCAAACCGTAAAACAAGACCTGCCTGATTGGGCAATTCCGTACGCGCAAGAAGTTTTGGGTATGGGCAAGCAGCTCGGCCCCGCAGTCTATGACGAGTCCGGCAAGTTGGTGAGCGGCACCCCGTACGAAAGATACACAGGTGCGCGTCAAGCGCAGTTCACACCACTGCAGCAGCAGGCTTTTCAGGGCGCTGGCGCTATGGCCCCCTCTGCGGCAACAGGTGAGGCCGTTACTCGGGCGCTGGGTACATCCTACGACCCCTACGCCACTGGGCAGTTCGGTGCGCAGGCCAGCCAGTACATGGACCCCTACATGCAGAACGTGGTGGGCATCCAGCAGCGCGAAGCCGCTCGGGCGTCCGAGATGCAGCGTAACCAAAACCAAGCCGGTGCCGTTCAGTCAGGCGCTTTTGGCGGTTCACGCCAAGCCATCATGGAAGCGGAGCGCCAGCGCAATCTGGCTACGCAGCAAGGTGACATCCAAGCCCGTGGCTTGCAGGATGCTTACGGCCGTGGCCAGAATCAGTTCAACACGGAGAACCAGCTGCGTGAGCAGTCCCGCCAGTACGGCGCGGGGCTCGGCCTTCAAGGTCTCCAGACCGCCCTCACAGGTGCTGGCCAACAGTTCACGCAAGGCATGGACATCAACAAGCTGCAGGCAGGCTACGGCACGCAGCAGCAGCAACAGGTGCAGTCGGGCTTGACCCAGCAGTACGAAGATTTTTTGGCGCAAAAGAAAGCGCCATACCAGCAGTTGGAGTTCCAATCCAACTTGCTGCGCGGCACGCCGTCCGGCTCGACCCAAACCATGTATACGCCCGGCCCAAGTGCCAGCTCACAGCTTCTTGGCGCAGGTACAGCTTTGGGCGGCGCATACCTTATGGGTGGACGGGCCAATGGCGGCGTTGTCAGCAGCTACGCCAAGGGCGGCAAAGTGTCTGACGCCAAGGTCAAGCGCGAGAAGAAAAAATCGGCAGGTCTGGCTGAGTTGGCCCTGTCTAAAATCTGAGGTAAGCCATGATTGACGTCAACAAAATTACCTCCACGCTGGCCAAGTTGCCAGATCAGCAGCTGCAGCAGTACGCGCAGATGCACAAGAGCGATCCGTACATCATGGCCTTGGCCATGTCGGAGTCCAACCGCCGCAAAGAAATGCGCTCTGCTGGTCAGGGCGCACAAGGCATGCAAGAGCAGCCCAAAGTGGTCGACCAGATGGTGGCCGAGATGGCTCCCCAGCAGCTTCCCGAAGACCAAGGTATTGGCCAGCTCCCCGCAGGCGACATGAACTTTGCAAGCGGCGGCATCATTGCGTTTGCTGGCGGTGGGGATGTTGAGCGTTATCAGTATGGCGGCATGCCTAAACCCACCAGCATGATGGGCGACATCCCCGGGTTTGTTGCTGGTACACCCATTTTTCAGACGCAACCCGGCGTCCCGGAAGAAGAACCGTTTTTCCGCAGATTGTTACGGGAGCGCACAGAAGCAGTTGAGGCGCAACGTGTGCAAGAAGCGCGTGCGCGTGCGATGAAAGGGCAGCCACTGTCGCCCGAAGATCAGGCCCGTATTGCCAACGCAGATAAAGCTAAGGCCGTTGCGGATACATCTGCGCAAGACATGGCGCAGTTTGATGCCGCGTCTAACCTGTACATGACCGAGCGTGCAGCCAAGCAGGCG